ATATCTTCTATTATGAAGGTATATATGTACACATTACAGAGCAAAATCTGTTGACCCGAACTTTTCGTCATTATTAAATATGTTTGATCAGTCCGAGTAGACTGACTTATTTATTTGTAATTTCAACGTTGAGTTAAGGAAAATAGTTATGAAGATGCTATCTTTTTATTAAGAACCGTTTATATATGTACGGTAGATTACGATGAGAATGGAAATGAATAACCGTGTTTTGCGTTGTTATTTTCTAGTCTGGTACTGTATGTATCATTTACTATTATTTCAAAAGTTATTTCTATGCTGAGACAACAGCTATAACAAACAATTTGAACTCTCCTAAGAGTATAACTAGGGGTTGATTGGTTATCCTTAAACCAGTGCTTTATCGCCTTATAAAAAGTTGGCAACTTTTTGATAAGAAGATCTGAACCAGATTTTCGGTCGGAGGGTGGGCATACTTATTATAATTTATAATAGTATGTACGGCGTTTTTACCAAGGGATGAAAGGAAAAACAAAACTACTTTAAATAGTTTTGCCAAATATAAATTATTTAAAATTTTTATTTCAACGCTTGCTGAAAGCAAGTATTTTTGGGTGGTGCCTTTCACCACTCAATAGTGTGTTTTTATTAATACTTATGTCACACTTTAAAACAACACAATACCGTCCTTTGTGTTGCTTGATACACTAATGTATTATTTCAGGGTGTTAGAACCCTGTCTAGTTTGATCGATGGAGGAAAACTCAATTTATAAATACGTGTTGGTATCTAATCATATACGACAGGCAATTGAAAAGATATATATTGTACGGTAAAATTTTAGAAGATTCACCTCTATTATTTATTTGAATTATTACTCAAACCCATATGGGGTTATCTATAATATCTCGCTATAAGACTGTTCTTCAAAGAAGAAGATAGCTGTAAGACGATCTCTATTATAGAAGAGTCGAAATGTACTTATGATCATAAGTGCACAGTTTTTAGGAACTAGGATGATTACCTTATTTAATTATGTCGTTAAAAAACTATTTAAAACAAAAAACAATCAATTTGAGACGCACTGATGTAAATAGCTGTATTTTACAATCAGGAGAAGATGATCACTATGATAAAATGAATCAAGCAAAGTGTTTTGAATTTTATTTTACTAAGTGGTTTAAATATAAAATGGGTAGTAAGAAGCAATTTGATAAAAAATTGGAAAAAAGTGCTGATTTTATTGAAAATTTATCTTTATTCATTTATAATCTATATACAGCAACTGGCAAAGGTCAAAGGATCTCTGCCATTTTAGGCTTCCTTAAAATGTGTATTAAGAGAAGTTTTACATTGAACAGTTATACTAGTATAATTGTTGAATACTATCACTCTCTTTTTGAGAGTGATTTTCAAAGTGTGGACGCTGTTCACAGTTTGCGGGACTTATTAGAAAATTATAATACAGTTAAAGAATCCCCAATTTACAAACGTATGTACAAATTATGTATGTATAGTATAAGTTTAGGATTATTTGAATGGATGGGAGTAACATTCCATAAAGAAAGATTTTCAAAGGTCCAAATGGAAATTTTGAAATCCCAGTATACATTGGGACCTGATTTTTTCCATTGTGTTATTGATACAATATTGTTCTTAGCAGAACGTGGGTATCAATGCATGAAAATTGGTTCAATAGAACCCATTTTCCATTCCGAGGATCGTTATGCCGAATGGTATGACAAAGCTGCAAAAACTATTGCGCAATCTGATTTTATCAGTAACCCAGAAGTACATGGTATAGATATACATAAATATTTGGGTGATTTAGATGATCAAATAGAACAGGGCAAAAGTATACGCAAATATGCTAAAACTCTCGGTTCTTTTGAATTTAAGATGGTTAATATTTATGTTTCTAAATTAGAATTTATTCGAAGTGAATATTTAACTAGGAAAGGTGCTATGCAGGAACGTAAAGCTCCATTTTCCATTTTATTTTCAGGAGGTTCGTGTGTGGGCAAGAGTTTAGTTATGAAACTGGCTTACGTCCATTATGGGAAGATTATGGGTTTGGAAATAGGAGATGAATATCGATATGTTCGTAATCCCGTGGATCCATATTGGGTCAATTTCAATACTTCACAGTGGGCTGTGCAAATGGATGATATTGCATTTATGCGTCCTGGTGCTACCAGTGCTGGTGATCCCTCAGTTATGGAATTAATCCAAGTCATTAATAATGTACCTTTTGTTCCTACTCAAGCTGATTTAGCTGATAAAGGAAAAACACCTGTTAAATGTAAACTGGTTATTGCTTCAACTAATACTGAACACTTAAATGCACACGCTTATTTTTCGTGTCCTTTAGCTGTAAGGAGAAGATTACCATGGGTTATTAATGTTAAACCAAAACCTGAATACTCAAGTGATAATGTTACTATTGACAGCTCTAAATTACCTGCAGTGTCTGAAGGTGAATACCCTAATTTCTGGATATTTACCATTAAGAAAGTTGTTCCTGCAATCCCACCAAGTGGAAAAAAGAAGAATGGAGCTTCTAATACCGATGATAGACAACGTGCTGAACTTGTTGAAGTTTATAGTACTGATGATATTTATGATTTTTTCATATGGTTTTCAGAAACTGCTAAAGCTTACGAAAATAATCAACAACAAGTGAGCGAATGTGATAAAACAATTACTGAAGCTGAGGTATGTATGAAATGCATGATTCCAACGAAAGTTTGTAGATGTAGTAATTTTCAAACTGGTCCTGATGAAGTAGATACTGATCCTGGTGTCCTACATATGCCTCCTTATTCACATTTACCTAATTTTGAAGAATGGACTCGTAGTGCTTCAGATTATTATGAATTTATATCTGATCAAATTCCTGATGAAACTTTGGAAAAAGGAGTATTTATGACATGTAAATTATTATTAATTTCCTCGTTATTTTCTATGATGGCGAAATATAATTGGTTTTTCTCCTTTTGTACATTCTTATTAGGTCCAGAATTTCTTTTTAATTTATTTAAGAGAAATGTGTTAGATCCTACTGTTATTGTGGGCTTCTTCCGATATATAGGTTGGCGTACACGTGTGGGTATGAAGATGAATCCTATTTTTACTAGTATTACTCTTTTTACCCTTTCAGTACCCATTCTATCATATGGTGTTAAAAGTATATTAACTTATATGGGTGCGCCTACGGAATTAGACCCTGATGAAGGTTTTGTAGAACGTGTATGTAAACGTACTTGTAAGTGCCCTGCATGTAAATATGCTCGGGCTCGTGATCCAATGTATGGTTATATTAATGCAGATATGTGGCATGATACAAAAGCCTTTGAGCCTATTGTTGGTGAAGAACTGCGTGAAGAATTTAGAGAATTTTTGGATATTAAACGCAAGAAAATGCATGAAGATGTTGATAAGGTTATTAATCATACAGCAAAACAGAACAGCGAATTGCAATCCATTGAAGATGTTGGTAAACCACCTGTGCCTCGTGATCTAGAAAGACCGAATGTATGGTATAGGGATGAATATAATTTGGATCGTTTCGATCTTGGTTTGATGACCACTTCATATAAAGATTTACCTCCACAACAGATATACGATATAGTACATCAAAACTGTATTCATATCACCTTTGAATTTAAAAAAGGTGAAGAAGTAGTTAGACGTCAAAATCGTGCGTTTTGCATTGGTGGTCATATTTATATGTTGAATCGCCATGCATTACCTGAAGTGTTTGATTTTATTTGTCATATAATGACAGGGGGTATGAATGAAGGTTCAACCCCGAATTTAAGTACTCTTAAGTTCCTTAATGAATTTCATCAAATTCCTGGTACGGATGTTGTGTTATTTCGCTTAAATTGCCTACCTCCAAAGAAAAATTTAATAAACCTATTTCCGAAAAAAGACATTGATGGAGAACATAATGGACAAATTATGATGCGTAATTGGCAAGGCAATATGATAAATATCAAGTTTGTCAAAGCTAAATTTGTACCTAATCATCCTACTAGTTGTGGATCCATTAATTCATGGATAGGTGAGACCGTTGGTTATAAAACACAAAATGGAGACTGTGGGGGAATTTATGTATCTATGGGTCCTAGTGGACCTATTTTGTTAGGAATACATTATATGGGTAATATTGTTGGTAATATTGTTTATGCCACCGCTATCACTCAGGAATCTTTAAGTACAACTCTTGAACATGTTAATAAAACTAGCATTGTTCAGAGTGGTACACCATCTTTGAGTAGTGAAAATCATAAGCATGCTCTTACTACGTTGCATCATAAAAGTACTATACGTTATGTGCGAGGTGGTACAGCAAAAGTGTATGGTTCATTTACTGGCTTTAAGGCTAAACATCGTTCCAAAGTTGTGCCTTCTCTTATTCAGGAAAGTATGAAAAAACGTGGTTATCCAATTAAATTTGGGAAACCTTCATTGACTTCTTGGCAACCATGGAGGAGATCATTATTGGAATTAGTTTCTCCTGTTACCATTATTCCAAATTGTATTATTGATCATTGCGTTGAACAATTTTATGATGATATAATTGGTAAATTGAAACAAGAAGATCTTGATCGCATTCATGTATACGATTCTTTCACCGCTATCAATGGTGCTTCCGAAGTTGCTTATGTTGATTCTATTAATAGAGGCACTAGCGCGGGAAGACCCTATATGTGTTCTAAAAAAAGATTACATGTTCAAGTGGATGCTACTCGTGGTTTACAAGACCCCATAGAATTCACCGATGAAGTCATGGATCGTGTTGAAGAATGCATTGAAAAATACAAGAATGGAGAAAGATATGTGCCAATTTTTACGGCTCATTTAAAAGATGAACCCATTTCTTTTAAAAAGATTGAAATGCATAAGGTTAGAGTATTCACAGGTGCTCCTGTCGATTGGTCCATTGTAGTGCGCATGTATCTTTTGTCTACTGTTGTTTGCATTCAAAATAATAAGTTTATTTTTGAAGCTGGTCCTGGAACTGTTGCCCAATCATTTGAATGGCAACTATTTTATGAATATCTCACTAAACATGGAGAAGAACGCATTGTTGCAGGGGATTATGCAGCTTTTGATAAAAGAATGCCTCCAGCAATCATACTTGGTGCTTTTCGTATCCTTCGTATGATATGTAAGAAGGCCGGATACGCTGAAGAAGATTTACGCGTTATCGATGGTATTGCCGAAGACACTGCCTTTCCATGTGTAGATTATCATGGCGATTTGATGGAATTCTTTGGAAGTAATCCTTCCGGTCACCCTTTAACTGTTATTATTAATAGTTTAGCTAATTCAATATACATGCGAGTATGTTATACTTGTTTAAATCCTGAAAATAATTGTAAAGATTTCCAAAAGTATGTTAGTTTAATGACCTATGGTGATGATAATATCATGGGTGTCTCTACTGAAGTACCATGGTTTAATCATACTAATATACAGAATTCATTAGGGGAGTTAGGTATTAAATATACCATGGCTGATAAAGAAGCAGCTTCAATTCCATATATTAATATGCGAGATGCCACCTTTTTGAAAAGGAGTTGGCGTTTTGATGCTGATGTTGGAGCTTGGCTGGCTCCTCTTGATGAAGAATCTATCATTAAGATGCTTACAGTTAATGTACTAAGTCATGTACCTAGGGAACAGCAAACCCTATCGGTTATGGGGACCGCTTGTCGAGAATATTTCTATTATGGAAAAGATGTCTATTTAGAGAAAAAAGAAATGTTACTCGAAATTGCTGAGGAAAATGATCTCTCCATCTTTATTGAGGAATGGCATTTTCCAACATGGGACTCTCTCAAAGAAGACTTTTGGGAGAATTCCAAAAAATTAAACCTATGTTGAAAATATAGGTTCTCTGACCTACCCATCAGGTCAATAAATAATGATGGGAGTGCCGATGTTGAAGTTTCATGGCACTTTAAAGGGCGGGGTATTGTCCTCTCCTCCCCTAGATTGAATAATCTTCCAAGCTGTGGTTCAGCTCATACTGTGTATTATAGGTTTTGTAAATGTAGTGTACATGCGCTCCTATTTTTTAGTGATCAACAGTGCTACGCCTATAATATGAATGTCCCTATGCCAATAAGGACCTTTCTAGAGTATGGATTGGTTGTAAAATTAAATATGACTAAACAAAAACAAAATAAAAACTCTTCTACAACTCATAAAAAAGTTGTTGAAAAACCTACCATAGTAACACCTATTGTTACTTCATCTGAGGGACCTTCTTCCCCAGATATCTCTGCGTCGTGTAATTGTTGCACTAGACGTGACAGACGTTTTGCTAAACTTGCCCAACGCAAGGATACGTATAAACAATATGAAGAACTCATTAGTATTTTGCGTAATGAGATTGAATTCTTGACCGAACTCAACAGGGAAACACGATCTAAATTAGATCTTCTCAATGTAGGGAGGCCAGGAGGTGAGTTCGAGACTGTATTGCAATCTAGTGAAGATGTTCAAGCTTCTACTGATAGCGGTGACAGTCAAGTTAATATCCGTTTTAGAGAACAAGTTCCAGCCAGCTTCGTTAAAGCAGCGAAGGTAGTTGATACCTCTTTTCTTGACGGTTACACTCCATCTGATGAATTAGGTTCATTTTTGAATAGACCTGTTCTCATCTATACCAAAGAGTGGGCTGAAGGTACTTCAATAAGTGATACTTTTGACCCATGGTATGAGTATTTTAATAATACTCAAATAAAAAAGAAATTAGACAATTATGCATATATTAATTGCAAACTTAAACTTAAAGTTCTAATTAATTCTAGTCCTTTTTATTATAGTTGTGCAATGCTAAGCTATAAACCTTTGGTTTCTTTTAACACCCTAGATTCTAATTCCGTTGATGCTAAGATTCATCTTATGCAACGGTCTCAGCGTCCACATCTCTATATTTATCCACAAACTAATCAAGGCGGAGAAATGGAATTGCCATTCTTTTATCATAAAAATTGGCTAAAAGTTTCTGTTGCGCAAGAGTTTAGGGATATGGGAACATGTCACTTGACTTCTTTCGGTGTATTGCAGAACGCTAATACAGTTACTGGAGATTCTGTTACAATACAAATCTTTGCTTATGCAGAAAATGTTAAATTATCAGGACCAACAGTTGAAGTATCTATGCAATCTGGTAATGATGAACATAGTGACGAATATGATGGTAAAATTAGTGCGCCTGCTAGTGCTGTTGCAGCAGCAGCAGGTGCACTTTCTAGTGTTCCAATGCTGAAACCATATATGTTAGCTACACAAACAGTTGCATCTTCAATTGCTGGTGTTGCTAAATATTTTGGTTTTACTAAAGTGCCCAATATTCGAGATGTTGAACCTTATAAAAGTATGCCTTTCCACGGTATGAGTAGTTCTGAAATTTCTCAACCAATGGAAAAATTGACTTTGGATCCCAAAAATGAACTAACAATTGATCCTCGAACAGTGGGTATTGATGGCGCAGATGAATTGTCCATTAAGCATCTTACTTCCAAAGAGAGTTTCATAGATAGTTTTAATTGGGATGGAACTCAATTACCGGATTCATTATTATATGCTGCTAGAATTTCTAATGTATATAGTTATGTTAATGGTATTCAAGTTATGAGTACTCCACTAAGTTATTTCTCTGCACCTTTTAAATATTGGAGAGGCGATATTAAGTTTCGTATTAAATTTTTATGTACGAAATTTCATCGTGGAAGAGTGAGAATAAGTTGGGATCCTGTAGGTGACATCATCACTGATGCAGACAACAATACTGTTGTTTTTAATCAGATAGTTGATATTACTTCAGAAACAGATATTGAATTCTGTATTCCATATATGTCTTCCCAGGCATGGTTAAATTCTCAGACTCTTACTGCTGATAATTCTGGCATTGCATCTTACACTCATGATTCTCTTGTGGATAATGGTGTTATGACTGTCAGAGTCTTCACTATGGAGACTTCACCCGTAGCAGATGCTGCAATCACGGGTTTAGTCTATGTGCGCGCTGGAGACAATTTTGAGGTCGCATGTCCTACCCAAATTCCAAATTATACATTGTATGAATTGCAAAGTGGTGATGATCTTGTGATCGAAAATCCTACCTGTTATGATATGGGTAGTGATAAACAAAAACCGCACGATGAACGTTATAAGATTTACATGGGAGAACAAATTGTTTCTTTCAGACAACTTCTGAGACGTTCGGTTTTCACCCGTACTCAAAGTATTTCTCAAACTACTTGTCAAGTACTTAAGACACGTTTATTGATGTCAAGATTTCCATTATATTATGGATATGATCCTAACGGTATCAATTCAGCTAAAGGTACTTTAGCTCCTCTTTCAGACTATCGCTTTAACTATGTCAAGCCCACCCTTTTTAATTGGATAGGGGCGGCATTTATTGGCATGAGGGGATCATCTGAGTGGCAATTTAATTTAAATTCGCCAGGAGTTGCTAAAACCATGAAATTTAATCGTTTCTTTGGTCTAATAGCTGGAACAGATTATTATTCAGTTTCTACTATTAATGCTACTGCTAATAGAGATCAATATGCCCATTCTTATTGCGTACAATTTGGTGAAGGTGCTGCTGGTACTTCGTTAACAAATCAGTTAACTCAGACTGGTTGTTGTGCCTCCATTCCTATGTATAATCAAAATAGAATGGTGAGTACAGACCCAGCTATCAGAACTGGAGGTTCTATTAAGGATGACTCTCGAAACGACCATGTTCGTATCGATATCGTTACCACTCCTGAAAGAGCTTTCACTGATACTGCAGAAGGAGTCACCATTGAAATGTATCATAATATAGGTACTGATTTCAATTTCTTCTTCTTTATTAATGTGCCTATGTTACAAACATTGGCCATACCAGACCCAACGGTCTAAACTTG